GACAATCCACCACAGTTCATGCATCTGCGCGAAAAAGTCATTGGTGAAGTTCATGGTGTTTTCCGAAGTAGTGATCTGCTAGCGCCTGCTCTTTGGTCTCCCATCGCCGCACCGCGATTAGCCGATAGTGGGTAACGACGAACTCGCCGGAGAACACGATCCCAAGATCTTCCTCTGTCCATAGTCTGTTTTTCGGGGGGCGGTATTCGATGCTGCGGTAATAGCGAAAGCCTGTTCGCTCGGAGTACCCGAAGTGCGGAATCAACCCCCAGAATGCGTGAGAGCGACGAATCCACGAGTAGGGGTGGCCCCCCGCTGCCAGCCACAACCACATGGCGACGATCCAACAATTCATGCGTGCGCGTATCGGCATTCATTTTTACACCTTGGTGGCTGCTGAGCGGAAGCGGTCGATGGCTTCGACCAGCAGTACGCGGCCATGAGCAAGCTCGTACATTGGGCGTTTAATGATCCTGACATTTACCTCAAGCTCGTCAACGTCCTCCGGTATCCGCCTCACATACTCCCGCTCATTCTCAAGCAGCGTACTCACCTCTTGCAGGACCGTGTCGAGCAACGTGGTTACGCGAAAGAGATCTACTCGCCCGGTGTCATTCATTGCCGCTAGGGATTGATGTCAGCACGGCTGACGATTACATTGCGCCCGGACTGATAGACGCGCACGCCGTCGAGTTCACAGACAAGCCAGCAGACTTCCTGCGCGCCTTCCGTGCCGACGCCTTTGATGGCGCGGCGTTTGAACATCCGGCCACCGACAAGCGACACGGTGATATCGCCATCTGTGCCGACGTGATTTCCTTCCGCGTCGGTGGTGATTTCATGGACTTTATTCATGCCAATGTCATATTTCATCCCAAGAAAGCGTCAACGTTTCGCTTGGCGTGATTCCACCAGATGCGGTCGTCCCTACCGTCAGCATCATGACGCAGTGATCAGCCTTCTCGCCAGTGCTGGTGTAGGGGCCGGCACCTAGGGTAAGCGGGGATCCGCTGGTGTACGTGAATGCGTCGGCATAGCCCGCCGTCGCGGTGGCTTCTGCCGGCGTGGCATAGGCGGTGACTGCTTTGGCATAGAGTGTAACGCCAGTTCCAAGCCCATTCGCGCCGTCCATATAGACCTTGACGTTGGTGATCTCTGTGTAGGTGCCGCCAGACACGTTCATTCGCAGCCACTTCTCGAACGAGTAGTCGACGCCGGCGCCTGGTTTCACCATCGGGTTGCTGGTGTCGACGGTGCTGTTGTCGGCATTCTTGAATCTGATATTCCCGCTCGTCTTGTCCGTCTGTGTTCCACCGGCTCCGTTTTTTTCGACTAGCTGTACTGTTGCGGCCATTGGGTTTCCTTTTTAGGCGTCTTCTTCGATCTGGGTGGCGTGGGCAATGTTTCCTGCCTTGTCGCGAATGATGGTTGTTTCCGTCTTGCGTGCCGGGAGCGTCAATTCGACAGATGCCGGCATCACGGTATTTTCGACGGTGATATTCGGCTGTGCGACATTGACGACCGGAGCAGGATTGGCCGGGGCGTGGTTATCGACTCGTACCGCAGGCGCGGCGACATTGACAACCGGGGCGGGCTGCTCCGGGATGATGTTGTCGACGCGAACATCTGCCGGTGCGACATTGACAATCGGGGCAGCAACATTGATGACGTGGGATGGTTGCTCACGCACCGCCGCAGCAATTGCCGATACGCCAGCTTCGAGCCGCGCCGAGTTCTGCTCTTGATGGCGTTGCATGATTTCGGCGATTTCACGCTGGTGTTCAATCTCGGCAAGCGCTTTGCCGTTGGCCTGCGTGTCGGCGCTGGCGTCGGCAGTATCAACGGGTGAGACTGGCGGCACGGCGATGACGTCGACTGTTATCCCGAGCGTTTCAAGATGTTTCCGCTCGTCGGCAATCTCGGCGAAGATTTTGTCAGGATCTTCGCCCCTAGCGCGGATGGTTTCGGAAATGCTGGTGATGCCAGCAGAAATTTCCGCACGCGCCGCGTTGACGTCTTTGAGCGGGTCAACCCACTGCCGACGCGGGGGAGTCCACTTGGCCATGGCCGGCGCAGGGGTGCGGATAGCCTTGACGGCGAATGCAGTCTCTGCCCAGCGTTTCCAGATCGGCGCCAACATCATCGGGACCAGCACATGCCACTGGAGCATGTCGACCGTCTTGTAAAATTCAACGAGGCCGGCGCGAATTGAGGAGTAATTCACGTCCGACAGATCGCCAGTCATTTGCTCGTAAGTGATCCCGATGCCCGAGGCGATCGCCCGTAGCTGCGTCTTGGTATATGCGCCGTAATCGCCGCCATTGGCCGGCGCACCGAAGCGGATATCCTGCCCTGGCTTGAGATACTGGATCAGCCCCGCCCCAAGCGTTTCGATCCGGTTCCCGTTGATATCGGTAGTGCCTTCGGAGAGGCTGACGCCATTGTCTTCGGTGGTGACAATCGCCGAGAAACAAGACTCGATTCCCTTGCGTACCAGCTCGGCCTCTTCGTAGTCGTCAAGGTCCCGCATCTTGAGCAGGATGCTGGACATTCGCGGCACGCCGCGAGACTGTCCGGGGCGCAACCGCTCGAAGATATGCAATACCTGATCGGCCGGGATCCGTTTCGATTCCAGCGGCTTCGATCTGTTCGCCACGTCGCCAGGGTGCTGGTTGTGGAGGTGATAGGCAACGCGCTGGCCGATGGCGTTGTATTCAATCCCAGATATCAACCAGCCGCCGCCGTTGACGGCTCCCGTCTTGGTGGCGTCGAGATAGTCCGGCTCAAGCACCTGCAATTGCAGCGGGACAAGTAGCCCATCTTCTGGCCGGCGTTCCCGGTAGCGAATCAGGCATTCGCCAGACTCGAAAACGCAGCGCATAACGAGGGCCTGTAGGCCGTAGAAGTCCAGCATGCCATCGGCGTCGCATTCTGTGGTCCACTGCTCGAATGCTTCCTTCGCGCTGCCAGCCTTGACGGTGATTCCCGTGCCAACCACATTCGCGACGTACACATCACGGGCGCGGCTGGCGTATGGGTTGTCCCGGCACAGTGAGCGGGTGCGATCCCGCAGCTTGACAGCGCTGCTAGCGACTTCGGCATCCGCGCTCGTGGCTCCGGTGATCCAGCCTCCGGTGCGTCGGCCAGTCTTCGCGCCTTCGTAGGCTCGAAGGTTCAGCGAGTCCGCAGCACGGGCGCCGGCGCGCTGTATCGCAGCACGGGCAACCTGGCGTTTCAACCCGGCTTCCGGGCTGAACAGGGTGATCAGTTTGTCGAGTGCGTTCAATTCCGCACCCGCTGAACATAGCTCTGTGTGACCGGCGTCGCGATCGTCGCAGCGGCAATCAAGCCGGCTTCTATTTCGCGCTTGGCCTTTAGCAAATCGCTGATAGAGCGATAGGTGACGCGCCGGTTATCTATTTCGACGGTTAATTCACCCGTCGCGATTGCAGCCTCAATCGCCGCGAGCTGTGTCGTGGTATATGCCATTGTTTCCCGTTATTCCGATGCGCCAGGTACTGCCCGTCGTGATTGTGGCCAATGTGGCGATTGCAAATACACGAAGAATTGCAACTATCGACCTTTACGGATTCGCCAGACAGTCGTTTTGTTGACGCTGAAACGCTTGGCGATTTCCTCGTATGTTCCAACGGCCTCCCGGATTTCTTTTCGCAACATCGGCGAGCGCACGGCAATGTACACTGGCATGCCACCCCAATTCAGGCGCAGTGATCTGTCGATATCGGCGCGCTTGGGCTTGGGGATTGTCACGTGTTCCGAAACAGTGTCGATAACGGACACGATAAAGTCATCTTCTTGCACGGGCGCGAATCCTTTCATTGAGTTCTGCCGCACGGGACGCGAGCAGGTTTGTCGGTACGGATGGCGAATTCTTGCCGCTCGCGGATTCTGAAACAGTTGCAGCAGCCCGCAATTCGAGGTTGATTCCTGACAGGCGTAGGGCTGCCAGAGCGTATTTCCAACAGTCCAAGGCTTCGTTGCGTGGGCGCGTCTGCACCCACTCGGCGTAGGGGCGGGTGCCACGCATCTTCGTCACCAGCTTTTCTGCGGTGAGCTGTGCGAAGTATTCGTCATCAAAGCTGGCATCGCTCGGGAAGTGTATATACGCCGGTCCGGGCGTGATGATCTTCAGGCGGCTGTAGATCAGCGCCTTTGCCTGATCGTCGCCGATTAGATGCACCGTCAATCCCCGCTTGATCTGTCCGCGCAGGCGCTGGCGACGGGCTTTCTCATTTTCAACAATCGGCACGTTCGGCCCGGCCCGACCCTTGACTGCTACGGCCCATCGGCGCGGCTCGCAGAAGGCGTAAACCATGCTGGTGTTGTAGCCGCTGTCTATTGCGACAACTTCCGGCGCCCAGAACCGCAATTCTCCGTCGAGTTGCATCCACACGTCAGGCTGTGCCGTGTCGCCGGGAATGATGATGTGATCCATGGTCCACGCCTCTTCGCCGTCTCCCCAATCGACCACAGTTACCTCAATCCGGTCCTTCTGTACGTCGACGCCTGCGGTGCGGGCAAGCGCTTTTGGCTTTTCGTCGTATTCTTCGAGCCTGGTTATCAGGCCGGTAGCGTCTATCTGATCGCCACGTTCTTCCCAGACTTCGCCAAGGTGGGTATTGACGAATGTCCGCAGCGTTGATGTTGATTTGACTGCGGTCAGCCACTCCTTGACTAGATCAGACCATGATGGACCGAGGCCAATTGGGGCATAGAGGGCGCTGATGTGATAGCCCCGCGTGCTGCGCTCCGGGTTTCCGGATATCCAACGGCCCGCTGAAAGCATCGCCGGCTTGTTGTGTTCGTAGATTTCGCCATTGCAGGCGATGCACACATAATAGGCTTCGAGGTTTTCGCCTTCACCGCGCCATTTGATGCCGTGAGCTGCGTCGCTGCCGCCCCATTCAAGTGCCTGTGTTTCTCCGCATCGCGGGCACGGAACGAAATAGCGCCGCTGGTCCGACTCCAGATAGCCGCGCTCGATCAGGCTTTCGTCTTTCACGGTCGGAGTGCTGATATAGAGCCGCTTCGGTCGGGCGAATGACTTGGTGCGGCCTTTCGCAAGTGATACCGGGTCGCCTTCCTCGCCAACCTCTCCGGGAAAGCGGTCAAGGTCGTCCATGATGAGGTAGCGGACGGAGCGCTGTGCGTAGCTGTTGGGCGAGTTGCCTCCGGACAAAAACAAGACGCCGCCTGGGAAGTCGATCATGTCTTTGGAGTTAGCAGAATCACGCGAACGCTGGCCGCCAAGCAAGTCACGGATAACCGGCGTCTCCAGCAGCAGCGGGTTCAGCTTCTGAGCTTTCCATGCGTCGCGGGCGTCAAGTGTCGGCATGAGTACCATCACCGGAGCGGGTGCGTGGTCGAAGGTGTAGCCAAGGAAGTTGACGGTGGCCTCGGTGACGCCGACCTGCGAGGACTTCATCACCCAGATATCGGTTACGCGGCTGGAAGCCGACAGGCAATCCATGATTTCGCGCAGAATCGGGTTGCGGGAAGTGCGCCAGCGGCCACGTTCTCCAGCCTGCTTTCCTGACAAGACACGGTGATCATCGGCCCACTGGCTAACAGTCAGGGCGCGGCGAGGGCGGGCAGCGCTCCAGAAGGTGTCAAGACAGTGGGCTAGTTTTGCGGTCATTCTGTCGTCAGCGCTACAGAAGACTGCGGCATAATATTGATGACCCTCCGGCCAGGGATCAACCCGGAAAAACGCTGCGCGCGCATCTTGCGGGCAATTTTGCGCAATGTGTCATCGGGAAGATAGCCGGACACGAACGGGGACGGTGAAGGGCCGTCAATGTCGCGCTCTGCGGTCCATTTGTCAGGCGACCAGTTACGAGCAAACAGTGCAAGCGCACGATCAGCGCGCTCGCTCGCCAGTTTGGGCGAGAAGCAGATGGCATGTATAGCGGCGTCGTCTTCCGGCGTAGCGCGCTCAGCAACCACGCTTCTCAGATGAGACCACGGCGTCTCGAGCGTGAAGCTGTGCACGACGCGCAGATTAGGCCGATCAATTATTACTCCGGCTCGGCGCTTGCTCCAGTCCGGAAGCAGAGAAACGCCTTCCCACTGCATAGGCGTAGCCAGAGATGGCCTGAATGGCGTCGACTGAAGTACGAAAATGACTCGAAATTTAGGATTGGCGCGTGAGACGGTGTCAATGAACTCGCCAAAATCTTCTGCGGTTTCTCCTGGAAAGTTGCAAATGTTGTACACCATCAACGTGGTTGCATTTGGGCCATAACTCCCCATCTGATTGATTCCGTTAACGATGTCATCGTTACTTATTCGCTTACCGTATAGATATCTTAGACGCTCGCTAGCGCCATCAATTGCTACTCTGACCCGTCCTGCCTTCTTTGGCCATGTAAGCAGTTGTGGCCAGGTTACCTCTGGCGAGCCACCCCCTGTCAGCATGCTCTGCGAATAGACCCCGCCTGCTGAATAGCTCTCATCAGTGCCGGCGTGCTTTCTGGCAAATGTGTAATGGCAAAACTTGCATTTTAATGGGCATCCAGTGAACTCTTCTTTCCATCCGTCGACCTCGTGCTGGTATAGATTACTCTGTGATATGACAACATGGTTAAACTCGCGGCAATCCATCACGCTCTGGTGGATTGGCGACACGCCAGAAAGTATCTTCTGGACAATGTCGACAACCCATTCATGAGCGCGGCCAAATGCAGCGTAATCGGCATATTTTCTGATTGGCGACGGGTTCTGCATGCCGAATCCACCCACCAATACTTTGAAAGAACGAGCTGCAGGCTGCCAATCCGGACGCAATGCGACGGCGGAATAATAAGCAAATACATCATATGTAGACGTCAAGCTTACAAGCACAAGTGGAACTGTATGTGCAGACTCTGGCGTTACATATCCGACCCGCAGCCCGGACCGTGTCAATACGTCGGCTATAACCTTTGCGCCAATGTTTGTATTGCCGTCGAATGAATTATCAGCGCGGCGTTGTCTGAGAGGCTCATAGACGAGAAACCCACAATCGTATTCACTCATGTCGTGTTTGCGTCAAATCTGCAGCCACACTTAGGACAGGTAGACAGGCCGTCCGAAACATTGGCCGACCCAGGAACCGGAGTGGATCCAAGATCATTGGACATATTTAGCAGCTGCTCGATTTCTTTTAGGTCGTGTCCTGTCAGCTCAAGGTTATAGCCAAAATCGGACAAGTCGGCCATTTCAAGCGCCAGCATTTCACTATCCCACCCCGCATTAAGCGCAATTTTGTTGTCAGCGATGATGTACGCCCGCCGCTGCATTTCTGTGAGATGTGCTAGCCGGATGCACGGCACGTCAGCCAGGCCGAGTTTGCGCGCCCCGAGTACCCGGCCATGCCCGGCAATAATCCCGTCCTCGCCGTCGATCAGTACCGGGTTGGTAAAGCCGAATTCGCGGATTGACGCCGCGATCTGCGCCACTTGCTCATCGGAGTGAGTCCGGGCGTTGCGCGCGTATGGAATCAGCAGGTCAACGGAAATCGTTTCAATGTTCATAACTATCCTCTGGTAATCGTTTTCTTCTGCCGCTCAATCGCCAGCCCGATATCTTCCAGCACAGCGCGGCAGGCGTCTGT